CAGTGGCTCCCTGAGCTCCTTGGGCTCCCTGAGCTCCCTGCGGGCCTAGCTGGGTGTTCATCACCTGCATGACGGTGACGATTAGCGACGGGATCGCCGGCACAGGGCTGGCCGCCGCGTTGTGTTCCAGGACAATGTTGAGGTTGTCTGTTGTCCAAACAAGCTCTAGGTAGTCGCCAGCTGCGACAGTCAACATGAAGTCCCATGCTGGGACGTTGTATTTGCCGTTTGCGACAACGACTCTGGTTGCGGATTCGGCGATAGCGGTGCCGTTCTTGGCGAGCCAAATATCGACTGTATCGCCCGAACCGCCGCCGCCCCGGTTGTGGAGCTGAGCTGAAAACTGAAGATCGTAGGTGCCGGCGACAGCAAATGTGATCCGCGACCCGCCAACAATGGAAACCCCGCTGGCTTCAGCGGTGAGGTTGAGGGTCATCGGCGTCGCCTGGTTGATGACTGCGACGGTCTGATCTTGGGTCGAGTAGAACGAGCCGTAATATCCGAGCGCCCCGCCACCACCTTGAGGCCCAGGCGGGCCTTGTGGGCCGACGGGGCCGAGAGCCCCAGTCCCTGCAACAAGGATCTCGGGCTGTTCAAGAATAACTACTTGTTCGTTGATTGCGCCGATGCCTGGGGCTGCGATGATGGACTGCTCAACGATAGTTGCCGAGATCGGCGTGTTCGTGATGACGACCGAAATCCCGTCGTTTGCCATTATGGCCTCGTTACGTCAGCAATGATTGGCTGGGTGATCCCCGAAATGATCGTTGTTTTGTTACTGGACGTGTCAATCATTTGGACGTCGTAGTAGTAGGACGTGTCAGCGACAAGGTTCACCGCGTCAGTAGACGACAGGGTGCATGTCATCTTCCCTGCCGCCGCGTCCGTAATCGAGCAAGTAAATGCGATAGAGGTGCTTGCGTCTGGGGTGACGCGCAGCTGCATGGCGAACGTGTAGCCGGCGATGTTGATCGGGTTTGTCCCGTCGGTGATCGTGAACGGGAAGTTTTGGGTGTCGCCTCGGACGAGCGATAGTTCGGGGCAGATTTTGCCTGGCTTGGCCATGCGGGAACTTTAGCCGATGAGCGCGATATTTACAGTAGGGGTCCCTGTAGCAATGACGCTGACTTTGGCCGAGTTGCCGGTCCACGGGATTTCTACTGGCGCGGCTGAGCTGAGCACGACGTAGCAGTTGTCGCCTTTGTCGGTGGGTGTTGCCGGCGTGTTGAGTGCCTGCGAAACAGTGAACGACACGGGGACAGTGGTCGAGTCCGACGAAACGCGGATCGTGACACCAGTGCCGTTAAGGGTGA